GACTGCGGTAACTACTAAACCTAACAAACTGAAAAAAGGTTCCAAGGCCGCTAAACGCCGTAAGTCTTTCTGTGCGCGTATGAAGGGTATGAAGAAACGTAATACGAGTGCTAAGACGGCTAATGATCCTAACAGCCGTATAAATAAAAGTTTGCGTAAATGGAATTGTTAAATGGCTTATCTACAATCAAATATCCCACACTTTAAATGTTGGGTTAGGAGAGAGTACACGCATAACCACCAAAAGTATCATGGTGAATATATTCATGCGTTAGCTATAGCCGTTACTTCACTTCCTGATAGGTCTCTTAGTTTCCAAGTAGTGTTTACTGGGGCAGAGACATACGACGATGACAATGAGCCTAATGTACATGGTGGCGCTATGTGGGCGCGTATGCCCATAACTGCGTTGGTAGGGGATACTATATTAGAAGAGTGGCCTGAAGCTATGACTTCAAGACTATGCCAACCTTGGGATTGTAGCTCTCGTAACCATCATGTACACATCTACGACAGAGCTAGCTCTAGTCCGTGGATATGTAAGATAGATGGGGAGTTTCATACAGGCAAGTACATGTTTACAGTAGATTATACTGATAGTCATATATCAGATGATCCTGCACAACATAAGCAGAGCCACGTTATAGAGTTGACTGATGCAGGAGCGTGGACAGGTAATATAGTAGCCCTACCTAACAATAGGGTACGAGTTACAAACCCCGCTCTTTGGGAGTGTGGAGAAGGGCCACCAGATTTTAGACCTAGCCAGTGGACACACAGTGCAGAGTGTGACAGTAGCTATATGGATGCAGGTATTACATTTGACAATTTATATGCGGGAGAAGAATAATGGGTATCTTTGATATGTTTAAGTCCGATGATGCATCCAAAAATCGTCGTGCAGAAGGTAAAAGAAAGGCGAAGTTTAAAAAACAAATGAAGAAAAAAGAAGACAAGCCTTTTACAAAACAAACAAAGGAGAAAGATACTAAACCCTTTAAAAAGGTAGCTAAAAAAACTCCTCCTAATTTTAAAGCGCAAGACGCTAAACCTGTAGGTAAAGGGTTCAATATACGTAAAGGCGAGCAAGAAGCTAAAGCTCTTGGTAAAAAAGCTGATAAGGTAAAAGCGGCTAGTAAGAAAGTTGTAGCTGATAAACCTGCAACCCCAACGACTCCGCCTCCTAAAACAAAATCAAATCAGACCCCTTCCGGCTTTGAACAGTACAAAAGTATGGCGGCGGCTAAAAAAGCTGGATCTTTGTATTATGAAAAAGATGGTAAAAAAATGGCGGCGGTCAGTAAAGAAGACTTAGCTCCGGGGCAGTCTTTACGGGATTATATGAACGAAAAGACAAACAAAAAACGGACGGGTAAGTTTATAACTCCTAGTAAAAATGAGATGAGTATGGACATGCCTAAAATGAAAGGTGGCGGTGCTATGAATACTAAGATGAGTACTAAAGGTGGTATGAAAGGTGGTGGTATGACCACTAAGGGTTACGCCAAAGGCGGCATGAAAGACCTAAGTGGTGATGGCAAGATAACTCAAAAAGATGTGTTGATGGGGCGTGGTGTAAACCTAAAAGCCGGTGGTGGCATGATGACTACCAAAGGTGGTATGAAGGGCGGTGGTATGGCTACCAAAGGTAACACCAAAGGCGGTGCTAAGAAAAGAACTAGTAAAGCTAAAGTACGTGGTGCAGGTATTGCCCGTAAGGGTGTACGTCCTGTTAAAATGCGATAATGCGCAGGTATTATAAGTCTGGTGGGAAGATATGTCCTAAAGGTAAAGCGTGGGCGAAACGCACCTTTGATACATATCCTTCTGCATACGCGAACATGGCGGCATCCAAGTATTGCAAAGATCCGAACTATGCGAAGGGATCAAAAGGTAAGAAGTAATGGGTGACCTTAAAAAGTGGGTAAACCAAGACTGGGTTCGTATCGGTACAGACGGTAAGATTAAGGGCAAGTGTGGAACGTCTAAAGACAAGAAGAACCCTGACAGGTGTTTGCCTAGGAGCAAGGCGCAATCGCTTAGTAAAAGCCAGAGAGCAGCTACAGCTAAGAAGAAGAAACGCGCAGGTTCAAAGGGTAAGACGGTAGTTAAGAACACAAAGCCAGCTACTGTGAAATTACGAACAGGTGGCCTTGCTAGAGGCAAGCGTTCTATTGCTACTGGGTGTGGGCAGGTCATGGAAAGTAGACGTAAGAAAACACTTTATGTGTAAGAGGTAATAATGACTACGTCAGGTACTACTGCGTTTAATATGGACTTCACGGAGATCGCTGAAGAAGCGTGGGAACGTGCAGGTCGAGAAATGCGTTCTGGGTATGACTTACGTACTGCTCGTCGTTCTATGAACCTAATGACCATAGAGTGGCAGAATCGTGGTATTAACCTCTGGACTATAGATGAAGGTATTGTAAATCTTGTTGAGGGTACATCTGAGTATAACTTACCCGCAGATACTATAGATTTACTTGAGCAGGTAATACGTACCAACAGTGGCGTTACAGCAACACAGTCTGACCTCAACATAAGCCGCATCAGTGTAAGTACTTACGCCTCTATACCTAATAAGCTAACACAAGGCAGACCCATACAGGTGTGGATTGAACGGTTACGTGATCATCCTACAATAAACGTATGGCCTGTACCTGATAGCAACGACTATGTATTTAAGTATTACCGTATGCGGCGTGTACAAGATGCAGGTAGTGGTGTTGAAACAGCGGATATGAACTTTAGGTTTTTACCTTGTTTAGTCGCAGGGTTGGCCTATTACATATCTATGAAAGACCCAGACCTTGCGCCCAGAATTGGTATGCTAAAAGAAGCATATGAAGAACAGTTTGCATTAGCTGCTGGTGAAGATAGGGAGAAGACTTCGGCTCGTTTTGTACCACGTATTGGGTATGTATAATGGGCGCTAGGTTCGCATCTAACAAACGCGCTATAGCTGACTGTGACATATGTGGGTTTCAGTATAAGTTACGAACTTTACGTGACTTAATAGAGAAGGGGCGAAATACTAACTTAAAGGCGTGTATCGAGTGTTGGAATTCTGACCATCCGCAGTTAAAATTAGGTGAGTTTCCTGTAGATGACCCACAAGCTATACGCAATCCTCGTCCTGATAGAAGCACAGGAGAGTCTGGCCCTAACAGTAGTAGAGGTATACAGTGGGGATGGTATCCAGTAGGTGGAGGGGTAGATCCGTTTGATCTTACTCCCAATACCTTGTTAGCCACAGGCAGTGTAGGCACAGTTACAATAACCGTATGACAGGAGTAATGACATGCAGATGAAACCTAGAAAGAAGATAACTGGGTATAAAAACGGCGGCGAAGTTAAGAAAGACACGTCTCGTAAAATTAAAGTTCGCGGTACTGGTGCGGCTACAAAAGGGCTATATGCTCGCGGCCCAATGGCATAAATTATGGCTATGACCTATACAGAGTTAAAAACGAATATTGCAGACATATGCGAGAACTCGTTTACTGACGCGCAACTTGCATTGTTTACCGAACAAGCCGAGCAACAGATTTTTAACACTGTACAGATACCTGCGCTACGTAAAAATGTAACTGGGCGTACACAAGCGGACAACCAGTATTTAACAGTACCTATTACTGATTTTCTATATGCGTATAGTCTGGCGGTTATAGATTCTAGTGGGTCATACACATATCTGTTAAACAAAGACGTAAACTTTATGCGTGAGGCGTACCCTGTTACTGCAACGGGGAGTCTACCAAAACATTATGCTTATTTTAGCCAGACTAGTTTTCTTTTAGGGCCAACTCCCGATGTTATATATGACGTAGAATTACACTATGGGTATTACCCTGAGTCTATTGTTACGGCAAATACTACGTGGTTAGGTAATGAGTTTGACTCCGCATTGCTTAACGGAGCCTTAGTACAGGCTATACGATTCTTAAAGGGCGAGCAAGACCTAGTAACTATGTACGATAAGATGTTCGCAGATTCATTATTACTCTTAAAGAACTTAGGAGACGGCAAGTTACGGGGAGATACTTATCGCTCTGGACAAGTTCGTAGGAAAGTAGGTTAAAATGTTTGATTTAGCTGTAACAAGTGTAGGCTCTGTAGGAGTAACTACTACCGATAACAAAGGGCATGACCCTGAGTTTTGGGCTGATATGGCTACACAGCGAATAGTATCTGTAGGCGGAGAATGCCATCCTATTATAAAGGAACAGGCAGAAGCGTTTAAACTACAAGTATTTAACACAGTAAAGTATTATATGGAGGAGGCAATCAAGAGCGACAGAACCACGCTTGTAGGATTGCTTAACCAGAACCAACAGAAAGACATGGCTGAGATTATTAGGAGACTGTAATGGCTATATCACAAGCGATGTGTACCTCGTTTAAAAAAGAACTACTTGAGGGTACTCATAACTTTCTAGCAAGCGGCGGGAACAGCTTCAAGTTAGCTTTGTATACTAACTCGGCATCTCTTGGTGCAGCTACAACGGCGTATACAAGTTCCGGTGAAATAAGTGGTACTAACTATAGTGCTACTGGAGCCGCGCTTACTAATATAAACCCTAGCTCTTCTGGTACTACAGGGCTTACGAGTTTTAGTAACCTTACATTCTCTACGGTAACAATTACCGCAAGAGGGGCGTTGATATACAACGATACAAACTCTGACAAGGCTGTATGCGTGTTGGACTTTGGAGCAGACAAGACAGCAACCGCTGGTGATTTTACCATTACCTTCCCAGCAGCGGACGCTAGCAATGCGATTATTAGGATAGCGTAGTGTCAGATGTTACTGGTTGGGGACGTGGGACTTGGGGATCTGCTACATGGGGAGACCCCGAAGCTGTAGCAGCCACTGGCGTTGTAGGTACAAGTGCATTAGGTAGTGTAGTTGTAGATGCAAAAGCAGAAGTTTCTGTTACAAGTGTTAGAGGTGTAGGATCAGTAGGTAGTGTCACAATAGGCTCTTCTGTGACTTTTGAAGTTACAGGCGTTTCAGCTACTGGCGGAATAGGAACAACAAATGTATGGGGACTAATAAATACGTCTCAGACCAACTCAAATTGGCAAGAAATAGCCGCGTGAGGTTTATGTAATGGCAACTTATGTTAACGATTTAAGACTTAAAGAGATTGGCACAGGCGAATCTTCTGGTACGTGGGGTACGGAAACGAATGTTAACCTAGAGTTGATTGGCGAGGCTATGGGCTATGCGACTAAAGCAGTCGCTGACGCATCAACTTCTACTATAACAATGCCCGATGGTACAGCTACAAACGGCGAGCTTCGATCTCTCTATTTAAAATTAACTGGAGGAGGTCAAGCCTCTACAGTAACTCTGGCTCCCAACACCGTATCTAAAGTCTGGTTTATAGAAAATGCTACTAGCTACACTCTTACGTTTACTCAAGGCTCTGGGGCTAATGTAGCAGTATTAGCAGGGCAAACTAAGTCTATTGCCTCTGATGGTGCAGGTTCTGGTGCAGCTCTCTATGACGTTCTTACTGACCTTTCTGTAGCAGGGGACTTCTTTGTTGCAAGCACTATACAGCCCGCAGGAGATACAGCTTCTGGCGATGCGGCGGCAATAGGTTATGCATCAGCAGACGGTATAATTGTAACAGGCCAAGGCTCAACGTCAGACGTTACACTCAAGAATGACGCTGATGGCACGGTTCTCACTATACCCACAGGCACTACCAACGTAGATATTGTTGGTGATCTTACGGCGGGTACTCTTAATGCTGACGGTGATACTGCCGCAGGGGATAATGCGGCGATAGGCTATACCGCTGCTGAAGGTCTTATACTGACGGGCCAAGGCTCAACGAATGATGTAACTATCAAGAATGACGCTGATGCAGACGTAATTGAGATTCCAACAGGGACAACCACTGTAAATTTTGCAGGTGCTGTGGATGTTGTTGGAGACTTAACTGCGGCTACATTTACGCCTGATGGAGATACAGCTTCGGGTGACGCTGCTGCCATAGGTTTTACAGCGGCAGAGGGTTTGATACTTACAGGCCAAGGCTCAACAAATGACGTTACAATTAAAAACGATGCTGACACAGACGTTATTGAGATACCAACCGGCACCGTCAAGGCTGTAGTAGCTGGGCTGGTAGAGATATCCGCTGGTGATATAGCTATTAAAAACAGCGGAACTGTTTCAACAGTTAAGTTCTATTGTGAGTCCAGCAACGCCCACTACGCTCAAATTCAGGCTCCAGCGCACTCTGCGTTCTCAGGTAATGTGACTCTTGTTCTGCCAGCTACTTCAGATACTCTGGCGGGTATTGCGGCTACGCAAACCCTTACAAACAAGACGCTAACTACTCCGGTGTTAAATTCTCCAGACATCACAGGAGATACAGCTTCGGGTGATGCCGCCGCGCTTGGTTACACTGCCGCTGAAGGTATTATTGTTACGGGGCAAGGCTCAACATCTGATGTGACGCTCAAGAATGATGCTGATGGCACTGTTTTAACAATTCCCACTGGCACGACTAATGTAGATGTAGTCGGAGACTTAACGGCTGGCACTTTAAACGCGGATGGTGACACTGCCGCAGGTGATGCCGCCGCTATAGGTTATACCGCCGCAGAGGGCTTGATACTTACAGGTCAGGGTAGCACCAACGACGTTACGATTAAGAATGATGCAGACGCTGATGTAATTGAGATTCCCACCGGCACAACCAATGTAACCATAGCAGGTACTCTAGCAGTCGGCGGTGCATTAGCTAAAGTTGCAGGGCTTGAGACTATCTATGTTCCAGCGGCGGCGATGTACCCTGAGACAACTAACGGTTGTGATGCTCTGACGCAGGTTGAGCTATCTAACGGCCCAGAACTAAAGTGCTTAGACTTTGCGGCGGCGGCAGATGACTTCGCTCAGTTTCAAGTTATCTTCCCTAAGTCTTGGAACGAAGGTACTGTTACCTTTCAAGCCTTCTTTACAGTCACGGGAACCAACACAGGTACAGTAGCTTGGGGTTTGGCGGGTAGAAGTTTTGCGGATAGTGCAGACCTAAACACGGCCTTTGGCACTCAGGTAGTAGCCACAGCTAAGGCTCACTCTGGAACGTCAAACGACATAGATGTTGCGGCAGTAAGTGGCGCAGTGACCATTGCTGGAGCGGCGGCTGATACGTTGACCATATTCCAGATTGCTAGAGATGTTTCGGCAGACTCTCAGACAGGCGCGGCTCGCTTGCTAGGCATTAAGCTGTTCTTTACCACTGACGCGGCGAATGACGCATAAGGAGTAATTGATGACTGGCTTTGGATATAACGTAAACGGGTTTGGCTCTTTTCCCACTCGATCTGGCCCTTATAATATTGCTTATTTTCTTTCTTCTGGAGGCGGCGGTACAGGCGGCGCAACTAATGGCGGATATAACGGAGGGGCTGGAGGTGGCGGTGGTGGCGGATTGCAATCGGTAGATGAAGTTGAAGTAAATCCGGGCGTTGAAATATCAGTTACCATAGGTGCGGGCGGAGCGCATGGCGCAAGCGGCGCGGCTGATATGAGTGGTGTTGACGGAAGTAATTCATCTATATCTGGTGACGATATCACCGACATAACACCTCTTGGCGGCGGCGGTGGTGGCGGTGGATCGGGCAACGGTGATTCTAATACTAATAATGGCAATGTCGGTGGATCGGGCGGCGGCGGAGGGCAAAAAAAACAAGTTAGCGGTGGGAGTTCTTATGATACATCGTATGGCGGGGCCGCTCAGAATAGTGGTCGTGACGGAACTGCTGGAGGTAGGGGGATGATTTATAGCAGTGGCAATGCTTTCGGCGGTGGTGGAGGCGGGAAGGTATCAGCAGGGGGTGATAATACTAGTAGTGCCGCAGGAAGCGGCGGGAATGGTTTAGACTGGCAAAGCTTAGGGACTTCTTATTCTGGCGGTGGTCGAGGAGGAAGAAAGAGTGGAACCATATCGGCAAGTAACGGCGCGGGAGGCGGAGGTGACGCGAATACTGGCGGCGGAGGGGGTGCGCCCTACACTGGTAGTGGAAATGCAAAAGCTGGCGGCTCTGGCGTATTTATTCTTCGATATTTAGGCGGCCAAAAAGGTAGTGGAGGGACGGTATCTTCTGCTGGAGGATATACCTACCATACATTTACTAGCTCTGGAACGTACACAGCATGAGCCATTTTGCAAAGGTTGTAGACAATATTGTTGTTGAAGTTATAGTTGCCGATCAAGACTGGGTTGATGGCTTGCAAGGTACATGGGTGCAAACTTCATACAACACGCTAGGAGGGGTTCACTACGCCCCTAACTCTAGTACTCCTGATGGTGGCGTTGCGCTACGTAAAAACTACGCAGGTATTGGTTATACGTATGATGCAAGTAGGGATGCTTTTTATATGCCGCAACCTTATCCAAGCTGGACATTAGAAGAAGAAACTTGTTTTTGGTTGTGTCCATCTCCTCGCCCCGATGATGGGGAAGACTATTATTGGAACGAGACAAACACGCAGTGGGAATTATATATGTCACAGTTTCCGCCCGCTCCAGACGATGGTGAAGACTATTACTGGGATGATGAAAGCGAACAGTGGGTTAAACTTACCTAACATTAAGGTTAAAAATGGTAGAGTATAGTTATTTTTTTTGGGATAAGTTTTTTTCAAAAATTGAGATAGAAAATTTAAACAAACTGTATTCCTTGCATAACGATGATAATTTTGTAGATAGCGGCGCGTTTACTGCCCAAAAAAAATTAAAAAAAGTATCGTCAGTAAAAGGAGTTGAATGGCAGTATTGCAAAGAACTTTTAGGCTCTATTGACGATGAAGTTAAGGTTACAAATAGAGTTAATCACGGCTATCATTTGGATGAAAATTTTTCACATAAAAAAGTTTTGTTTAACACTTACTTGCAAGAAGATAGCTATGATTGGCACCAAGATGGGTCAAACAGCAAAGACTTCGACCTTAAATTTACTGTTGTTATTAATAGCTCTATGGAAGATTACGAAGGCGGAAATTTGCAAGTATTTCAACAAGGCAAGGCAGAGACTATACGGGAATTTAATCAGTTAGGTAGCGTTGTTATGTTTAAAAGCGATATCCCGCATAGGGTAACACCCGTTACAAAAGGCAGAAGAAACAGCATAGTTTATTGGAAAGAAGGGCCAAGGTTTATTTAAGGTGGAGATAGGTAATGGAAATTAAGTTATCGAATTTATTAGGTCTACTGCCTGTCGTGGTGGTGGCTACGGGTGCTGTCTTTAGCTATGCCAGCCTAGATGCTATGGCGGAAGAGAACGCTGAAGACATCGAAGAGGTGTCTGAGCAGGTCGATAAGATTGAGGAAGAAGTTGATGAGCTTCAGCAACAGATGACTCGCAGTGAGATACAGCTAGATAACGCTGTTCAGGACTTGTCCGAAGTACGCTCAGACACCAAGGCCATCTTGAACTTGCTTCAACGTCAGCCTACTAACTAACGTGAATGGGCGACTTAATT